TCCCCCGATACGTGTTCCACCCTTGCAGGACGGAACAGGATAAACAGGATAAGAACGATTATGATAATGTAAGGCAAATATTTCATGGCCGTATGATTACAGGTTTCATAAAATTAGAGAACTCCTTCCGTACATCAAAACAAGGACAAGCCTTGATATACTCAAACGGTTCTACCTCTCCGTTTCCGTTCAGGTCGGGCGATGTATCCCGGTGTCCGAGCACTTCGATGATAGGATACTCTTTACAAAGCTTTGCAACCAAGTTACGAAGTGAGACTTTCTGCCAGTCGGTCCGGGTATCGGCAGGTTTCCCGTTAGCATCCAATCCTCCAATGTAGCAGATACCGATACTGTGCTTGTTGTAACTCACACCGCTAAATCCCTTGGTGTTACAGTGTGCTCCGTCTACAGATAGAGGACGTCCATTCTCGACAGTCCCATCGAGGTCTACTACAAAATTGTACCCGATCTGGTTAAAACCTCTCTGTTTATGTATCCGGTCAATGTCTTTTGCACGCAGATCCTGTCCGGCACGTGTGGCCGAACAGTGAATAATGATTGAATCAATTGTTTTCATTTCTGTACCTCCTTTATTTTATTGATTAACTCCAACGCATCTTTCTCCGATGCACATTTGATGATATTAGCTATTACACTGGGAAGCTCCGCAGCATGACTGCGTTTCCGTCTGTTATGTTCTATCAAACTGCGGAACTCGATATAGAGCACACCGGCAGTGATCAGCAAAGTAATGTATGGCAAAACATACCATGCAAACATCAATCCCAGTGTATCAAACATCAATCCAAACAGCATCAAGCGCCAGTAGTCACCGGCCTTGGCCACAGTCTTTCTAAGCCCCTTGCTCTGTATAGGCTCTTTCAGCGCCTTTGCAGTCTGAATACCATCCCACATGTCTATAAGCGTGGACAAAAACATAAGTAGCCAACATAGAAGAGTCACGCAAGCATGCCGGTAAAGATTTGAAAAGTCTAACGCAGACACAAAATTTAAAATTTCATTCATCTATTCCTTTATTTGATTAATAATATTATCTTTGAAACGTTTTTTAAAGATTTAGTTTATCCGCCCCGCCTGTGAAGGTGGGACGGATTTTTATTTACCCCTTGATAATCTCAACCAGGTTCAGGCAGGGCCGATAATTTGCCGGAATCGTATTGTAATACTCGATATCCAGTGAACCGTCTGCCGGAACCACCACGCCGCTAATTTCAACGAACTGACTGGTATTGTTAGCCGGGTCATAACCAAGGGTCTGTATCACTCCGTTGGCGATATAGAAGCATTTATCCCAATTTGCCTGAGTTACCTCGTTACCACCACTTGTAGAGGCAAGAATCCGGACACGGTAGCTACCTTGGGGTAACCCCGTAAAGCGGAACATTACACGGCTGTCGGGCGTATTAATCCGCTGAGAGGTCAGGCACTTCTTGTAATAGATAGCCGGATAAACGCCATCGGCCGTAGCGCCGGCGAACTCGTTGACTCCCTGTTGGTAAGTAATACCATTATCCGGATACAAGTGCTTGGCGATGTAATACCCTACCAAACCGCCGGAGGTATCCTTCAATGGCGTATTATCATAACCCGCATACCGGTTTGAGGCGATATAGTTGATGATCTCACCATTAACGGTCGGATAGTTCGCGTCCGAAGGGTACGGATTCTTCCGGTCGGCGGAGAAGGAAACGACCAGTTTTACGGTATTCGGGTCTTTCAGACTGATGGAAGCGGATATCACTGCAGAAGCATCCCCGGAGATTGATCTCAATTGGGCATACAACGTCTTCGATCCGAATGAAGTATCATCAAGCGCATAAGGGACGGTACCCTCGCCATATGTTGTCCAGTTTACACCGCTCAGGTCAGCGGACGTACCGATCCGGTAATGGGTAGCGATGCCGGTATAGTCGAAAGCGACCGTCACGTTCTTGTCCGTCGTAGTCGAAGCTCCATTATTGATAGAGATACTATTCAACACCAATGCCGGAGGTGCGAAACGGATCGTGTCATTCAGTACATTAGATTCTCCAAAAGCGTTCTTCACCTTGAAATAAACGGTGTGTTCGCCAAACGTCCGGGACAAATTGAACGAAACGGATGATCCGGTAAGTTCCTGCCAACCGGCACCGGCAAAAACGGAACTCTCAGAGATCATATAGTGCGTGGCATGTGCAGGACGGGAGAAAGTACAAGTAACCACATCCGACTCAGTCTCTTCAGCGCCATTGTTGATGACGAACGACGTCAATACCGGAGGAGCGGTCACCGCGGCAATCCTTTCCGTAAACGGGGCACGCAGCGCGGGTTTCAAGCGTTGTATGAAATACTCCGCATCCGCCTTGTTTACAGCGATCGGTTCGTTCTCGAACTTCGTCACATACTTCTCCGCCCGGGCGGAAAGCGTCATATCCATGTTTACGTTAATCATAAAATAATCGTTTTTAAATCCGTAGCTCAGACCCTGAACGTTAGAACTTTCAGTCACATTTCCGGAACTCAGGCCGCTGACCAGCAACGTCAGTTCGTTCCAGTTGAAATCTTCCAGCTTCGGGATACGCAGGTTGATCCGGAGCCGGTCACCCACAACAAAATGCTCGACAGCCGTTACGGCACAGAGCCCTTTGTATTGAGCCACTTCCTCACAGGTGGCAAACCACATATCGTCCGTACCGCTCTCTCCGTACGTATCACAAAGCCAGTCAAAAAAGCCGGATACGGCCGGCCAGGTTTTCGAAGACTCGGCCACATTCTTGTTACGATCCACACCGTGACAGCCGAACTCGCCGTACATACCGTCACCGATATTACCAAGCGTCTTCAAGAAATCACTCTTATAAGTATCCAAAGAGGCTTTCTCCAAAAAGTAACGGCCACATTTTATCTTATTTACATTCAGTGACTCGTTCCTCAGATTGGTGAATTCCAACTGCCCGCTGGTAATCATTCGGATACCGTCAAGCATCTCACCGGCAGTTATGTATGTGCTATCGTTGCCGGGCTGGGTAATAACCATCAGGTTACGTCCGATACGGGCCTTTACATATCGGTTGGCAGCGGCAACACCATTGATGATATTTTCCACCGTTCCTCCGGTATGGTCCGGTTCAGTATTGTCAAATGCAGGATCACGCACATCATGTATGCTCATGCCACCGTCGAAGTCAAGCATCTCCTCAATCTCCGGCCATAGCAGGTAAGGGTATTTCGTTCCGCCGGCATTATCAAAATTATTTGTATTCAGGTTATACCAGTTAGATGTGTTAATGGTGAAACGGCGGACCATACCACAGCCATCCGTATAAGTCAGCGCACGGGGAGCATATTCACCCGTAATATGCGGATTCAGATTACCATTTACATCGTACATATGAAAGTACTCTGTATTATCGATCCATTGCCCATTAAAGTATTTGAATAGAATACTCCAGGCCGACACATGCGTGTCATCCGAGGTCACCCCATAGGCGAAACGCTTGTTATATTTAAGAGGAGCGAAAGCAACGGCAAGCTGTGACGTGTCCGTTCCGGCCGGAAGAGTGACATCCAGCGTCACATCATCATATTGAAGGATGACATAATCGATCGTATCAACCTTGGTTGCCGATTCGGTAAGGTGATCCTTCACTTGAAGGTAGACTGTTTTCTGCCCGGCACCGTCAGAAAGCGTATAAGGGACCGAAGCGGGATTATCAGCCGGCCAGGTGATCCAGTTTACACCGGACAGGTCAGAGGTTTCCCCGGCACGGTAATGGGTAGGACGACCATCACGCTCGATGAATACCTGGACGGAACGGGAATAAGTCTTTGCAGCGTCCTCGTTGACGTATATGTTCTTCAGGACAAGTGGAACATACGGGTCCCGGTAAGTAATAGAGATATCACGGATGTTGCTTTCGTACAGATCGTTTTTCACCTGTATATTCAGTACCCGATCACCGAAACTTCCGACAAGATGATAAGGAATCAACATCGTACCGGTGTCGGGTATCTCTTCCCACGCTACGGACTCCAGCTCCTCCTGTGCACCTTCACCAACACGGTAATGGGTGGCAAGGCCGATGCAGTTCAGGTAGAGTTCGATATCGGCGTCCGTCACGACACCGTCGGGATATGCAGGGATGGTTACGGCACGTAACCAGACGTCTTTGTTTGCCGGTTCACTGCTACTGGCATACTCCTCTATGTACATGAAATTGAAGTAGGTGTTTCCGCCCCTCTCCTCACGAAGGGTCAGGAAGTCTACATTCAGTTCTCCGGCAGCGTCCGGAGCGGCATCCTCGATTACCATGAACGAACTCCCGTTATTGGCCGTTTCTACGGTATTTGAATAGGTACCGTTAATCTTGATGCGGGCCGGCTGGTCCGCCTGCGTATCGTTGTACTTATTGAAAGACCCGAACACCCGGAAAGTATATTTATGTTCCGGGTTCAAGCCGGAAAACTTCAGGCGGGAGACGATGTTCTCCGTTACAAGGGCGCTGTAATCAAGCGCCCAGCTACTTTTATAAACAGCTTCTTCCACATCCGGCAGGGTACAGGTACCGTTGCTGTTGCTCGTACCGCCCCATTTGTAGACACCTTCGTTTACCGATTCGACAGCTACAGGCAATGTACGGCCGTAAGTGTCTTTCAGGGCAGGCATTTTATCACGTACCGGAGAAGTGTTCTCGGAGATGACAGCTATGAAGTTATTCCAATATTCGTCCTGGGGAGCCGTGCTGTTACTGTCGCACAGGTTCAGTTTGAACGTAGCTTGCAGGTTAGTGAAATTGCCGATATTGTTTGCAACACGCAGGCTGAACGGTTCAAGGGCGACACCGTAAATCGAAGTGAGCGCATGGGTATCCGGACGGGCGTACGACAGACGGATATCCGTTTTCCGGTCATAGTCTGAAAGGGTATCCTGGTTGATATACAGGATTATGTTTTTCGGATTTTCCGGATCGGACAGCAGGTTGCGGACCAGCCGGGGAGCGTCATCCTCAGACAGCGTGAAGGCATCCTTTACGGAAGCATCGGCAGCGGACATGGGAAGGTCAAAAGTAACTGTAATCTTACTGCCTAACTTATCGGTATGGATATCCGAAACCACCGGGGCGCTCTGTTCGGCGGTCAGGGTGGTGACAAGTAATTCAGGAGTATATTCGCTCGTCCCGTTAAGGGCGAATACACGCATACGGTAGGTATAAGACACGCCGGGAAGCAGGCCGGTATCTGTAAACACGCGGGCTGCAAGGTCTTCGATCTTCCCGACAAGCGTATAGCTTCCGTCCACACCGGAACGGTAAAGGGCAAACATGACGAAATCGGCAAGCGCTCCGGCGGGATAGTCCCAGGAGAGGGTGATGGTAGTGGCTGTCCTGCCCTCGCTACGAAGATTTTCCGGTGTGGCGATTAGCGGATAGGTCCGGGCGAAAGCCGAGTCGCTCAATGCTCCCTGACGACTTCCGCTGACCGCTCGAATCTTGAAGTAATAACCGGTATCGGCGTCCAGACCGCTCAGGACAGCGACGTTTTCAACGCCGGCATCTACCGTTTTAAGCAGCGAGTAACCGGCAGACTCTGATTTTGAAGAGAAAATTTCATAGGCGGTATCTTCCCCGTTCCCGTTATTCCAGAAGATTTTAACGGTACCGGCATTGATAGTAACAGCTTTGACATCCGTCACCCGGCTACGGTAATCTGGTTCGGGAATACCGTCAAAAAAGTAGTAGGCCGGAAACTCCGTAACGTTATCAATGAAGGCATTCCCGGTCAGCTCCATGACCGTCTCGTCACCACTGGTACCATGGCGTCCCTCTCCGGTGTATTCGATATAATCACAGACAGCATTTACCTGACGCCAGGCAAGGGCTACATTACCTTTCATGCCCCATTTGGGTTCGCCATTAGGTAACTCCGGATCAGCCGGGTCTATCCATTCGTACTCCTGAGCGGACGGTTTCAGAAGGTGTTTGGTGACATTGGCGCCGACCGGGCCGCAGATCGGGAAATAGGGATTCTCCTCAGGCGTGGGAAGTACATACACTTCATCGCCTTCCTGCGGATTCTCCGGATAATCAGCCGGACCCTGGGCGAAAGATTCATAGGTATTGCCGAATTTGCTATTTTGAATCACCCATTTCCCATTGACATATCTTTCCCTCCGGGTGGTCGGGAATCCGGTGCGGGGCTCGTCAAACTCAAGATTTGCCGGAAGATTCTCAGGGTTGGGAATCTCGGGACAATAGGTAGTCACCCGGGTTACGGAAGAGGAACCGTCCGGAAGAGGTACTTTCACGTTAGGGACGCCCGTATTCTGATCATCATTCAAATAGATCACATAAGCCCCTTTATCCTCTCCTTTTTTGCGGAAGCACATCACGATGATGCGGGAATCAGCATCCAGATACTTCTGACCGGTATAGACATAACCCTTCAAGCGGTTGCGGAAAGTGGCAATGTACCAGAAAGAACGGGTGATAGGATATCCGCCGCACCACAAGAGGGAGTTGAAGATACCGGTCGTGGCGAAACCGCCACGGTCATAACCGTGCATGTATTTCTTTATCGCCTCCACCTTTGCACCCGGAGCCTGATCCGTACAATCATTCCAGTGAAACATCTCGAAGCCGGCACCGCCTTCATACTGCCCGTTTCCGAAATAGCTGTCCATCTCGATCGCGTAGCAATTGCAGGAGCCGATACCCAGGCGCATCATGGTCAGCGCGGCACGCAGTATCCAAGCGCCTTTCACTTCACTGCGGTGACGGTCCGGAATCAGCCAGGAGCCGATATATCTGCCGGGCTGGGAATAACATTGGTACTGGCTCTGGGTATTCTCGCCGCCGGACTCGCCATAGCCGAACTCCGTGATCCAGATTTCCAGATCCGGAAGGTAACGGTTACGGAAGTCAACGATTTGACTCAGCCCGTCGCCCATGGCGCCTTTCCAAGTGAGTATCTCTTCCAGGGTGACAGCTTTGCAGGGGTCCTGGACCAGATGCCCGGGTTTCCACTTATCTGAGAAATAAGTATGCACGTTCAGCACGTCTGCCGGAAACTTCCCGTCCGGACGGTTCTCTTTCGCCCAGAGATACATCTCCTTGAAATACCCGGGATTGATTTGTGCCATACCCGGAACGATGACAAGCGTCTGGGGAGATACCCCCTTGATACCGGGGATCGGATTACCTTCTTCATCCATAATCGTGCCGCAATGCCCGTCATACACGGCACTCAGCCAGGCGGCAAGCTCCTGCGGCTGGGCAATGGTCAGCCATCCTTTCCAGGTACCGTCCTCCTCGTTGCCGGGCTCCTGACCGGACAGCAGGTCGAGATTAACCGATACCTCTGGATCATTTGAAGGGAAGATCTTGAGATCAGACAAATCAGACTGCCCATGGCCGAAAACAGCGGCAAGGTGGTGATAGAGTTTCGTAACTGTTTTATAATTGTCAGGATTCATCGTCTGTGCAAAATACCGCTCGTATCCACGCAATCCTTTGGAAGGCAGGGGACGCCAGCTCTCCGGAAGCCAGTAAGCGTCCAGGGGTTTGACGCTCTGACGACTACCGTCGGCATTCTTATAAAATAGCATGTCGGGCCAGCCGGAGGAAGCGATGAAAGGTTTGAGACCGTAGCGTTCATAAGTATGATGAAGATGGGGGATGAAATTCTCGCCGGTACCATTGTTGCCGCTTACCCAGGGGACTTGGTTGGCCCGTATCGCTACATCGGCCACACGGCGGACCGGATTCTCGGTCAGGTTAGGAAGGAAATGGCCGATGGAACCGAACAGCCTGACGTGTTTCCCGCTGCAAAGGGACATGATCCGGCCTTGCTGATAGAACCAGCCCACCACGTTGAAGAAGTCGTCCACCGTACGTCGTTCCAACCGATGACGTACCGGGGGAAGAAGCGAGGCGGGCTTATCTGTCGTTTTCCGGCCATAGACCATCAACCGGCTGATAAAGCCGATATTGTTACCGATCGCCTGCGTGGGGATAAATTCGCCGCCTTCCGTTACGTCATCCTGGTTGATACCGAAATAGTCATTGTCATATTGAAGCAGGATCAGTCGTCCGGTCTTTCCGGACAGGTCGGCAACGGCGCAACGGTTATGTTGCGAATCCACCGTAGCGGCATACTCTGCCGACTCACCGATTTCAGGAGCTACGAAGATACGGAAGGTACCGGTACTGCCACCTATGGCGTACAGGTATAGTTTGTCAAGCAGGCAAGGTACATGCAGGTCTATAACGAGGCGGTAAGGGTTGAAGTTATTATTGAACTGGAGCTGCCATTTGGTGGAGTAGCTCCGGTTGTTAATGTCCGGATATCCGGTATCGAGAAACACGTCCTTGCCCTTTTCGTCAACGGCGTTGTCTATCAGGCAGGGATTGCCGGAACCGTCCACGACCGTGTCATGGGTACGGGGCGAAAGCATGCGGGCATCCAGATCGATGCGGTAATATCCTTCTTCATCAGCGTCCACGCCACGGGTACGGCAGTAGGCCGGGTCACTGGCTACAGAAGTGTAACGGATACCGTAGTTTACCTTGATACTCTTCAGATAGATGTAATATTCGTTGCCGGCATCCAGTCCGGTAAGGCTGAAACGCTGTTCCTGCGGGTAAGACTCAGGAGCGGAAAGACCGGTGACTTTCTTCATGCCGGCCCAGACTATCGGATCGTCAGCGTCTACGTGGGTATTGGAGTAGCGCATGTCGTACTCCGTGGCCTTATCGTAGATATTGTTTGCCCAGGGAGCTGACCATTGCAATACACAGACGGAGTTGTCATAATAGACCGTCTGGAAGTCTTCGATACGCTGCGGGGTCGGGAACTGCACGTCACCCAGTACCGTGTTACTGTGTATGTAGACCGTATCGCCCAGACGGTTATAAGTCAAAAGCGCAATGGTATCGGCGTTCAACGGGAGGTCTACCGTACCCCTGATACCTTCGGGCAGGGAGATTTGTTTGAAACCTGTCTGAAAAACAAGGATCTTGCCGGTACTGCCGTCTTTCGTGTTGTTAACAGAAAGGTTAAAGATACGGTTGTCTCCGGACAAGGTCACCTTAGCGTAAGGGGTTTTAGCGTGATCAATCGTAATATGTCCATCCACCGGAAGGACTTCGGTAAACTGTTCAAGCGAGAAGGTACGGAGCACGTCGATATTCAGGGGTTCAAATTTGTCTCCTGTCCATGTGTACAGGGTATCTCCCACTTTAAACAGGCCGTTACGGTCAGGCCCGTTGGGGTAAGCGGCTTGGAGGGCTGATAAGGTAGGGTAGTTACCCAGGATCACGAACTCGAGGCTATCGCCTTTGTCTCCGTTTTTTCCCTTCAATAGAGATACCGGAGCGGACACGGTACGGATGATGCCGCCTTTCTGCTCAACGGCCGGAAGGGTATACAAGCCATCAATGGATTCCGCTACAGGAAGCCGGTTCACCTGAATGGCGTCGCTCTTGATAATAGGTGCGACCAAGGCGGCGATACGCCGCAGGTCGTTATCGGTAATGTCGTCAAATAGTCCCATATAATTATTTTACTTTTAATATACCGTTTTCTACGTAAATACTGTTTGGAAGTGCGTTGTCCTTGGTTGGCCAACTGTTACTTGAAATATTTGTGATATAGTCGGAAACGGTGCCACCGGTCATTAAAGGATAAAGACCGACACTAAGTGTCTTCCAATTATTTCCGATCAGTCTATTAACTTCGACACCTCTTTCCGAGAGATTCACTACACCACCATCCGAAAGCATCAGTCCGATACTATGCGCACCTATGACAGCTTTACCTACTTCCTTATTACTGCGATAACTGATTAACTGAAGGTATCCCTGACTATAATCATAGCCCTCTTCATCAAAGAAATAGAGTTCCACCACCTTTTCTTCTCCCTGATTATACATGACTATTGCGTTTTTCGCAGGATCGATCTCGATGCGCTTGCCGGCAAGAGAAGTAACCACTTTGTTTGAGAAGACCTTGTTTGCGAGCAGGGTATCAACGTCAATCAATTCCAGGTTCAGGTATCCGCCGATCATAATCGCTTTGCCGTTAGCGGCGTTCTCGACCAACTGCGAGTAATTATTATAACCCAATTGCCGGGCGACATCATCTTTGGCGGTCATGCTGGCATTGCCGAATGCCTGGTTATAGGCGGTCTGGAAATCGGCACTGAAGCTTTCAAAGGTGACAAGGCCCTTGAGGTTGATGTGCGAACCGTCCAGGAAGATGCCTTCGGGGGTTACATTGAACAAGGACAGGGCCTTGGTGCCGTCCGGCCATTGGGCGGACGCCCATATTTTCGTACCGTCCTGCGTTGTCAGCCAACCGCTTTCCCGGATAGTCTTGTTGATATTATCAATGGCTTTCACAGCGGCTGTGATACTACTGGAGGTCTGTTCGAATTTGCTGGATACCTCTTTCCTGAAATCGTCCAACGGGCGGTTGGTCAGTGTCAGCAGGTTGATGTAGATATCACCGGTGAACCGGAGCAGGAAATCACCGCTACCGTCCCAGTCACCGGAAAATTCAAAAATACGGAACTGGCGGTTGATGGCGATGGGGACTGCCTTGTACAACTCTTGTCCCTCAAAGCCGCATGTGAGCGTACCGGAACCTTCACAGATATAACGGAAAGAGACGTAGAACTTGCCGGACTTCTCGGGATGATCCAAATCACTGTTCAACTGCTTTACAAAACTGTTTTTGATCCGGAGCATGAACTTATCGCCGTGATTCACCACCTCAGCAATCTTGGTCGCATCAGCGTAATATTCTGAATTAACAACCAGGGGCTGCTCAGCTGTCAGAACTTGCAGATCGGATTCGCGTTGCCAGTTCTCAAGATTCAGTGAGAAAGAGGCGTTGGTAAGGTAATTATCCGAATCGTTTATCCAGTACTCTACATTTTGAATCTCTGTCTTGATAAGGTTCTCCAATACCTTTAGCTGTGTGGCGATACTGATACCTGTCTCTAACACGAAATCACCAACGTAGCGGTTACCTGAAGGGGATTCGACGGTGACTTCTTTACCTTCCAGGGAGTAAGAGTCAATCCCGGCATACTGTTTCGAACTTGGGGCGTCATCACCGTAAGAAGACAGTATGATGGCGTTCATCCGGCTACGGTCATTGCGGTTACCTAACTGGCAGATGTCATCACCGGCCTCCGGCGCGTCGCTATTGGTGTCACAATCCGTCTTGGATAGGTCGATGTAATCATCTCCGATGGCGGTGACCAGACGCCAGTAATAGCGATTGCCAACGTTTTCATGCACCCCAGGCTCAATATTGAACTCACGGATCGTTGCCTGGTCACCGGCCACAAACTCGTTATGAATAGTACGGTCACCGTCCGTCTTTTTGAAATAACAGCGATAAACGTCAGCTAGCTCCTCCACTTTGATACATTTCATGCTTGCCGGAGTCAGGATATAGTTACCGCCGACATGACGTAGGGTAGCAATTATAAGTTCCGTGAAATAGGCTTTCATGCGGACGAAGAGTTCATCTACCTCTATGTAGGACTTACCCGTAATAGGATCAATCTTGACACAGGCACCGGAACCTAAAGGGCCTTCGGAGAAATTGCCGAACAAGGCACCGGCAAACATGGTCAACAGATAATTGGTGCTATCGGCTTGATCTTTGCGAAGGAAAATCTTTTTTAATAAGTCATTATTCTTAAGAATTTCAAATAATGTGCGAATAGAAGAAAAAACGTTTGTGTCAGATGGTACCGTTTGGTTATCATCCTTGGCTATAACCTCAATTGACTGCTTAACTTTTTCCTTTATAAACTCCCGTATATCGGCAAACGACGCTTTACGACCATTATTCAATTCCACATAGTCATCTTCCACAAGCACATCTGTATGAGAAAGCTCGTTTATCGTCAGGCTGTCTTTTTTTAAAAGACTAAGTACCACATCAACTATCTGCTGGATTTCACCCTCTGTCATAAAATTAGCAACTTGTTGTTAACACTCCGATATCTATCTCTGTCAACTCTTCTGATGATTAGTTGGTTGTTAGATTCACCCTTATCAATGTTGAGAACCGGTTGTACCGACATACTGAATACGTAGCTGTTAAGCCCTTCATTTACCTGATTCATTTCGGGGACACTGCCATCCTTGCGTACATAGCGCTCACCATCAAAATATACATAAGTACAACTCATTATTCTGTTTAACATTTCTGCATACCATACGGGGCAACCTTCAGCGTTACCTAGTGTAAAAGCCTTTTGTGTGCTTTCAGATGAATATAAATCAATAACATCTTCATCTGTTGTCACAAACTGCTCATTTGATACACTAAACCCCCAATTCATGTCTTGAAATCCACCAGGTGCGCGCCAGTCAAAAAAGTATTGCTTTTCCGCAATAAAAAAGAAACCATCTTTACGCTGCTTATTGTCTTTCATGGAATATTGAATAAGAGTCGTTTTAGACAACTCCCGTTCATCATCTGTAACCTCAAACATATCACTGGCAACACCATTTATCTCAAACCTATAATATCCGGTATTCAACCCTGAAAGGATATAATAATAGAGTGTCATTGTACTATTCATAACCCACGCTTTCCATTCTACAACATTTTTTTTGCCAGTCATTACATCGATTATGTTGCCAATAATTGGGTTAAACTCGGATACGGCAATCACTTCAATAAGTATCTGATCAAAAGAGGAAAACTTTTGGATATATCTACTTTCTATCCCAAACTTATCATTAGAGGGATTGAAGAACAACGATGTAAAGGGACTCACTTTATACATATAATCCTATTGAATTGAATTCACAAACAGTTTATAATTCATGCCATCGTACTGCCCGTACTTGCAGCCAACCTCTTTAACGTATCCGAAATACACATCGTTATCGAATATGCAACGGACTAACCCACACATGTCAGGGGGTAAAGTATCATCGTTTGTTATAAAGTCAAATTCACCAACCGTAAACAGCCCTCCATTAATATCTATATCAGCATTCTCTACAACACCGTTTACTACAATGTCTGCATTTCCCTCAGAGGAAGAAAACAACAGTGTTTTAGCAAATACGCCAATAAATCTCTTGTTGGCCTCTATCATAAATCGTGGAGAGTACATTACATTGAACATACTATCAGGAGTGAGCACGCCAGATATGGTGTAGCCATCACGTACAAGCTCATAGCGCGATCCATTCTCACTCATTTGAGAGCATACAAAAAAGGTATCATTATCATTGCTTGAATCGGTAGTATCTTCACCCCTCTTTTGAGTCAACAGTTCAAAACCACACGCATCAGCCCTATAAGGGCTCTTCAACTCAAATACATTATCAGTCAAGGTAACACCCGTAGAATATTCATTTGTAAATCTGAATTCATCACGTCCGTTAACACTGTCATAATCCTGTTTTTCATACCCAACCTTTAAAGACGAATAAATAATAGAAGAATTTACGCTATATGATGGAGATTCAATATTATCACCGATATCCTTTGTTACCCTACCAGAATACAGGTTATTCCGGTGTTTGAATATTACTCTGCTTGCCTCGATTACAGGAACATAACCAAATTCAGCACACATCCAGTCTTCAAATTTGGAGAATGAACTATACAATTTAGCATTAGGTAGATTACGTATGCTTTCAGCTGCAACAATTAGAGAATTATCTAATCTCGTGTCACTTCCTGATTCAATTTCCCCAATAATACCATCTTTCCCCCCGTTGATACTATTCAGTAGCTTATTCAAGAGTGTTTGTGGAGAAATGACGTCTATCATTTCAGGCATAGACCTTGAATTAAAAGTCAGCTCAATCCGGGAAGAACTATCGACCTCAATGGTTCCTTTTGAATCTAAATTCGATTGCTCAGCTCGACTAATCATAAAAGAACAATGCAAAATTTCACCGGCAGCAATAGAGAAAGTCTCATTTAAATCAAATACAATACTGGTTCCATCCGGATAAAACAGACCATTGAATACAGAAACAGAAGCCCTCTTCTTCCTCCATATATATAATCTAATAGATCCTATGTTGGTCGCTTCATAGCACTTTACGACGATCCTTCCTGACAGAGTTCCCGATAAATCGCCATTTTCAGATACGAAAAAAGGGGATGCCGATTCGTTTCTGGGAAGATCCGTATATAAAAAGCCGCTCCTTTTGACAACCTCAGCAGATGTATATTCAACAATAGCATCCTTTTCATTAGAAGGGTTATCCTTATTAGAGCTAAAGACAAAAATAGAATTACCATTATCGTCTGTTTTATCGCCTACAATTACATATTTAATATTGTTTCTTAGCTCCAATCTATCATAATACAATTGCTTCGCTTCTTTCATATCCTTCACAAGGTACTCAAATTGAGTTCCTTTCTGAGATTTAATCAATGAAGCAATACTATCATCAACTGAGTTCATAGAAAGAACGCCAGCCTCTATCTTCATCGACGAAAAATCGAGCGGGCAACGGAATCGTAATTCATATTCATGATTATTGGTGACAGTGTAAACCTCAATCATGGCAGACGCCATGAGATATTGCTGCCTATATTCAGACAACAACAAATCATAGGCATCATTAATAAACTCAAATTTAGAGGTAAAAGTCCTGGTAATTCCACTATAATCAGTTCGCTTCAGAGAATAACTTACCTCTTTCCAATTCTTGATAGCAGAATTGGAAAGTTCATAAGAGACTTCATCTATTATTAGAACGAACTTACATAGCATACTTGTACGATCATATTAGGTTTCGGACAAATATAGAGAAAATGCCAACCGGTTTCCCAATTGGCATATTTCTTGAAAAGCGCAAGTTGTGCTAAAGGCTTATAACATTCTATTTTTCAACGAGATACAAAGACAGTTCATCAAAAACAACTTTACATATTAAATGCCCGAAAAAGTATTTTCCTCCCAAATGAAATACGGCTACGTACGGTTCCAACCGGTATATTAAGAATATCGCTAATTTCATCATATGAATACCCTTCAGCATAGTAAGTAACACTTTCAATACAACAAGATTTTCGTGCGCAACGTTGAATTATAGATAACATGTCTTGCAGTATCGAATGGTTTAGAGTATCAAATGAGGAGTACCTTTCTACTACATCAGGATAATTAATAAAAGGAATTAATGATTTCCTACGATATTGAGTTATATATGTATTTTGCATGACGATCAAACACCAAGGCTTCATATCTCTATTACGGTCAAATTTATCTCGGTTAACCAACATCTTATATACGGTGTCACTCGCTAAATCCTCTGCATCTTGAATGGAATAATAATATCTTCTTGCCATTCTAAGTATCCAAGGATAGAGATCTGATAGTTCTTTTTCAAAATCCATCACCATCCCTCCTAACAGCCATTAACTTACCATTCAGACAATACTCTACATGTTTTCGGTGCATGATACTTTGTTCATGCAACTCTTGCGCAGACCTTTGTATAGAATCAATCAATGTATCAGTCCCAATAGGCAACGAACTAAGCTGTTGTTTAATTGCTATAATCTCAACGGATATCCGTTTGTAGTCACTCTCTAAAACTTGAAGTTTAAATAGAATTTTACTGCATAAATAATGATTTATGCAACGTGTGTAGTTTCTTTTATTCATAATGAAGTCGTTTGTGATTATTAAGAGATTACTAACGACTTCAAGAAAAATTCGACAACAGTAGAAAAAAAAGAGGAACCGCTACCGGCTCCTCAACTTATGTTTGATATCTACATCGGCCTGATGGACGATGTTAGCATAAATAGCTGCATTGGTTGCATGATCGATCGGCATTTTAAAAAAAGTCATCATAAAAGCTATTTCAGCATCAAATGACGCACGGATCTGATCAGGAGTTAATTTATTGGAATACATCTCCTCTTCCCGCATTTCATCATTACGTTTCTGCTCAAATAATGCCATCCGCAGTAGTTCTTCAACTTTCGATTTAACTTGTTCTTCCGTCATTGACAGACTATTACAATCAATCATTTGAAGAATTTCACGGACATCATCATAAACATGCAAGGACATTAGAGTCTGGCATATCCTAAGCAATAAAATATCTATTCTCTGTTTTGTAATATCTTCGTATTCAACCAACATGGCTTTTGTTGCAACGGGATTAACAATAGCCCGATATTCACCTATTAACTTTATCGCACATTGATTTAGATGCTCTTTGGGTAATACTTCACCAGGTGCGCAAAGCACCAAGTGATTTCCACATAGAAGTTCTATGAAATCGGAAAGAGTTAACTGATTTAACCTGCTTTTCATAACTTCCTCAATTTATATAATTCAAACTCAGCATCAAGAGCGATTTTCCGTTGCTGCTTAATACTTTCTTGCAGTAACTGATTCGTCCTGTCAACCCGTTTTTCCAATTTAGAGAAATTATTATTCACAACTGTGGTATGATTGACAGGTCGAGAGTTTTCAAAAGAACCCGGAAAGACATTAAGTGGTCTCCAATCAGGTAATCCTCCCATTTGCTCTACATCCGGAAGAACCTGGGCACCGTATGGTAAATCTACAATCATAGGAGTATCCGGAGTGATCCAAGCCATACCGTTATACAAAACAGCTTCGCGCTTTCCTGCATCACCAACGAGAGCCTTTCCTCCGGGATGCCCATTGCCTTTAGTACCTTCAGCATAAGAAGGAATCGGAGTTGCCGCTATCGTTGCAACTTGTATAGCTCCCATCGCTCCCACTATAGCCGCCAAGAATAAATTAGGGAGCGCTTGGGTTATAGCAAGTGCAGTAGCAATACCGGCCTGTGCCATACTTGTAGCCTTATCCCATATAGCCTGTTTCTTCGCAAGTTCCTGTTTCTTTTTTTCAAGCTCCTGATTTTTCTCTTCAGTCCTTTGTTTTGCAGCACGTTTTCGTGCCTCGGCCTCTTCTTCTGATATAGCTCCGTTTTCTGTAAGGTTCACAATGCGCTCAACATCCCTGTCATAAGCTTCATCATTCGCATTCTGTTCACTCTCTATTTTTTCAATCTGTCCATCATAAAGAGTAGCGATCAAATCACCAATAGTACCAATAGCCTGAGAGGAAGTCTGCAACCACTTCTGTAAACTCCTTATGCGTTCCTTATGTGCTTTATCATCAGCCTTATTTACTTTTTCGATAGCATCAATCTCGATTTCCGCCTCTTTTTGTGCGAGTTCAGCCTTGATCTTCTGTATCTGCTCAGTAATCTTGATTCGATCCTCAGCACTGAGATTTTCAACGTGAAGCTCCTGCTCTAAAGCATTAATAGCGGCTTCAGAGGTTTTCCGGGCATAATATAAAGTCAATCGATATTCTTCTTCATTAAACTCCTGCCGGGTTATCTTCTTCTCTGCAAGCTCTTTTTTCAAAGCAAGTATATCCTGTTGATACTGCCTATCACGAATGATTTGCTCTGCGGCAGCATTGTCAGCAATCAACAGAATCTGTCCTGAAGCATAATTTTCTTTCAACTCCTGCTTTTTCTTTCCGTACTTATCATTGATAAGAAATACATCTTCACCTGTTTTTTGCGCTGCATCTATTTCAGCTTCACGCTGTAAGTCAAGTTGAGAGATTTTTAAGTCAAGCTCTTCTTTTGAGCCTTTCTTTACTACTTCAAGAGCATTTGCAATATCTTTCTTTTCACGGTCTGAGTTATATTTGATTGTATAATCTCCTAAGACTTGTTTCATTTCTTTAGCGAGGTTCTCACGCGTAGCAACCTCTTCTTTACTATATCCTTTTATGGCAGCTATCTTCTTAGAATACTCAATGCCGATGCGTGCAAGCTCTTTCTCCAATCCTTCATCCATTAGTGAAAGCCCGGAATCTTGATAGGCTTGTTGTATTTTCAATTTTTCTTGTGCCGCTTTCTCTAATTCACGCTTTTCCTTGTCTGTCAACACCTTCACATTATTACCGTTCTCAGTATGCTGCTCAATATATTCTTTTTCAAAAGCATCTACATTTTCAAGAACATATTTATACTTTTCTGATTCCTTTTTGGCTTCAGACCACAATCCAAACTGGAAATTTCTCTGTTTTTTGTAGTCAGAGAGTGAAGTTCCAGACTGAGCACGAGTAAACATATTACTATCTTGCATCGCTTTAGTAACGCGCTGATATGATCGTTCTGCTTCATCGGCAACCTCGCCATACTTTTCTATTTCTTTACTAAGATAGTTCCTTTTATCCTCAACAGCGCGTTTAAATGCCTCCTTAGAATCTATACCAGAATTCATATACTCTTGCCACGCATCTTTGATCTCCTGAATATAACGTTCCTCTATTTTAAATTCAGAAGATAATTCACGCTGATTCCTAATCGCTAATTGTATAGCATCATTTTCTTTCTCTTCCAAAGATTTCCAATTATTTGCAATATTTCGAATACCCCGAGCAAAGAAATCAATTGTACTCTTCATCACTCCTTTTGAGTTGGAAAACGTTAACATTAATGCCTCCCAGGCTGAATCTAACCCTGCCATTGCCCCTTTAACGTTATTTTCCATCGTATGGGCCATATCAGCTAACTCCTCATCTACTCCAGTTATTTGCTCTCTCAAGGGAATTATTTTATCAGCAGATGTAAGAAAAGCGTTAAAAGCTGCTACACTACGCTTGTCTGTCAATTCAAGAGTAGTATTAAGATCAATACCTTCTTCTTTCAACTTTTTCAAACCATCTACAAGTTCTGGTAAATTTTTCACAGGCTTACCAAGAGCTCGAGCTAATTTACCGGATCCATCCGCAAGATTAAGCAGAATATTCCGTGTAGCAGTGGCTGCCATTGAAGCATCAAAACCAGCATCAGCCAATTTTCCTAATAATGCGAGAGTATCTTCAATCGTAAAGTTAAATGATTTAGCAACAGGTCCAACAATAGGTAAAGCCGTGGCAAGGTATGAAAATGACAAAGCACTTCGAGAAGTCGCCACCGCCATGGCAGACACATAACGTTCAGTCTCTCGTGTATTTGCGTTGAACATACGAAGAGCTGCGCCAGATAACGAAGCTGCATCTGCGAGTTCAGCACCAGTTGCTTGAGCAAAACGCAACACAGATTCTGTTGCATTTAGAATTTCTTCACGAGTGAATCCTAATTTAGCAAGTTCTATTTGAAGTTCGGTTGCTTCAGAAGCTGTGTATTTAGTAGTAGCACCCAACCTCTGCGCATTGGAAGTTAGCTCCTTTATTCTATCTGAAGTTGTACCTAAAATAGCAGCTAACCTACTATTTGCAAACTCAAATTCGACAATAGAACCAACTCCCTCTCTAAGTTTAGTGAACAAAGCAACAACACCGCTAACTACAGCTTGTCCACCAACATATCCAGACACAAGCCCTTTCATTCCAACATGCACTTGATTCAATCCAGGTGCGAGTTCAGTTTTGAGCATCATACCGGCATTCTTAGCAATAATACCCATGTTCTGCATAGATTTATTGCCGTTTTGAAAGTCAATCAATGCAGCCTTTACTTCTTCCCGATAGGCACCGACTGTCATTTTCTGCTGAGTATATCGGTCTGAATTACGTTTCACATAATCAGTATTTATACCTATTGTAGAATTGAGACGTGCGAGCGTTCTGATGTAGTTTTCATCAGTATCTTTCAGGACATCAACAGCCTTCTGTAATTCCTTATTAACAACCTTTGCTTCCGCCTTACTATGAACTTCCTTATTGGTAAGAGCCAGCGCAGCACGGATCAACTTCATTCGTTCTTCTTCACTTAGAATATATTTCCTACGAGTATTTAACCCGGAATTCTGAGCTTTTTCCAAAAAAGCCTCTGCTTTAGCTGTCTTTTCCAAAGAAACCGCATTGTCAATGCTTGCTTTAGTTAGTTTCTTTATCTCTGTGGTAGATAGCTTTTCGGCATTCAACCGCTCTTCTATCCTTTTTTGTACTGTTTGAGAAATCTCAGACTGTTTTTTAAGAGCATCGGAAAGTTCATTTGAGGCCGAGGTAGCAGTCTTAGCCTGGGTAATATAGAGAGTATTGAGTTTATCCAGATCGCCTGAAACCTCAACATTCACTTTAAGCCCTTTCGCCAACTCCTTTGCCGCATTCGCATAAGTAGCTTTCACCCGTTCAATGGTGGCGTCCAACTCTTTTATTGACTCGATCTCACCTTCTTTGATAAGATCGGATATTTGTATATCTCCCATTATAAATAGTGCCTATATTCTACAATTTTTCCTATTATCTCCTGCCCTATCCTATCAAAAGCATACGTACCGTCACTCTTTAAATAAACGACATATATACACCAGTCCAAGATAGCGGCTTTACGAGCAAGCCCACTAATACGGTAAAGCTCGCTTTGCATTTTCTTATTCTCGCAAGCACAACTCATTTATATCCGCAATTTCTAAAAAAACGATTTATACAAGGACGCATAAACATAAGATTGAAATATTCCTTGGCAGTATCGCTCATGCAAAGGATCTGTTCACCATATTTCCGCTCAATATCCGGTCCCTCTTTAAACCCGGAAGAACTGATATGTAATCCTGTCCGAATTCTCTCTGCATGAATACTCTCATAGAAAGAGCCAACAATGAAAAGGTTTGGAACTTCTACAGGACGCGGAGGCAGATACAATTTCTCCCCACGGATTGGAGGAGTAATCTTCTCTTTCCATCGTTTGTATGCTTCAGCACGATTTTGCCAGGGACCGGGTTCACTGAAATAACTATCTTCGTCGTAGCTCGGACTTAACAGATGTTCGGTACCATCCAAACCACTATATAATTGTTCATGTATGCTATCAATAATCTCTTCCTGACGTTCATCCAGGCATTTGACACACTCATCTTCTAAACCGATAGCGATAGCATGAATGATCTGACTTACTTCTTGCAAACTGGCCATACTATTTTAAATTAAACGGGCCGGGCTGCACCAACAACCCAGCCAGTTAGATTCACTTCTTCTTTTTCGCTGTAATCGTATCATAGACATCAGAAAGCATCTGCTTTCTATCGCCTTCATTACGATCTTGCCAAAACACATCAACATGCTTCTTTATGAACGCTGCCTTTGTCATTGACTTTACAGCGTCCTCGACAAATGTTACACCTTCAAATTTCATACTGCCTGTTCTATCCCTTTAATACCATTTTTGAATAATACCTCCGGGGATTTCAATACAGGCACTCCAGAGTCCTTAGCAACAATCGTAATTACTCCATCAGCATAAGTAGCTGAAGTAACATTACCCATTACTTCAACCGCTTTGTCGGCAATTAACTGTCCAAACTCCTCTGTACGATCATAGCCTCCGATCTTCTCTAATATTTTATATTTGCTATCGGAACCCTGTTTTTCCAGTACAACTTCAACCAAGCCTTTGAGAAATTTTTTTGGATTGAAATCTAACTGGAAATAATCAAAATTCAACTGGCTGTCTTCAGCGTCCATATGACAGAAGCTGACAGTCATCGTAGATTTCGCCCCACTGGTAGGGTATTGCGTTACGGTTGGGTAGACAGTAGACATTGGAATGCCGGCAAGCAAATCGGTACCATCATTATAACCGATAAGTATATTGTCCGTATTCCAAAAATACACATCCCACTCTTTATTTGCGCATTTCAGTAATTGGGCATTTAAAACCTCATCAAAGCGACTTAAAGTAAAAGTATCGGTTTGAGCATTAAGCCCATTGAATTGATTAGGTCCATAGCCAATCGCACTTACTTGAGCTTCACCACCATTTTTAGCATATTCCAATATTGGAAATATAGGATAAATCCGGTTAGGACGATCGGCATGGCACATTTCCGATAACTTTTCACCTGTAATATCATCAGACAGTTTCGTTCCAGGTTCAACCATGATTGAGCCTCTCACTTTCGACCAATCAATCTTACAAGCGGAACCACCAGTATTCAACTGGGCGCTTTTACAATTTCTAATCTTTCTCATTTTCTTCTACAATTAGAATTTCTTACTATAATTTCCATTGAGCGAATATTAATAGCATCGATGGGCTCGCTCACAGCCTCACCGCTCTCTGTATAAGCTCCATATCTACCATAGCTATAATTCTCTGAATAACTATGTTTGATTTTATCATCAAAATCCCAATCAAACCGATTGTCTTCAAGCAACACATCAAACAACCGGTTATAAATAGGCCGAAGTATATTTTGGAAGGACATTACTCTTCTCTCCTCGTTACTCCAATCCTTTCTGGAAGAACAGGCAATAATAAGAGATACTTTCTCTTTAGAAAAGTAATCAATACTATCCCGGGACTCGTTTACAGGACAAAACAGGGCAATTAGAGGGAATTTTCCCTGAGACTGGGATGGCGATTTACTATAAGTGTCCAATTGATCTTTGATATATTGGCTATTACCGAATATGTAATTCAAATCAGGATTCTTAATAGTAACAAACTCACCTTTATCATCAGGATACAATATTTGCAAATCCTCAGATGCTTTTTTTACGACTTCTCCAAATAGTTCCGTAACGTCTGTCATAGGTTAAAAGTATTAATGTTGGTCAATAGATTCTTATCAATCTTCACATCAAAGGGACAATCATTAGACGAGATCCATGCAGCGAATAGCCTATTCTTTCCAACCATTGCATTCCAAGTGCTTACTTGTCTCCTTATCGGTGATACATACTCATTAGCACACTTCAAACGAACCAACCCGGTGACAGTAGCCTGAGAATTCATATCACGGAGAATATGAAAGAACACATAATAAGCAAACGCTTCTCGTATCTTACTGCACAAGACTGCATATCTGGATTCTGGATCATCAGATTTTACCTCTTCCGTTTCTTCTTTCTCCTGTTCTATAAGCTCCAAGTAATCAGTAATCGCGTCAGCAAGACTTTCTCCAACAATATGCAGTAGAAAATCATATTGAAATGCTTCTATATAGCCATTTATAGCCTCATTCACTGCAAGGGAGTTTTGACTTGGCATTTTGGCAACAGAAGCATTCTCAATATGCAACGGGCCTGATGTAAAGAATGAAACATCAATCAACATAGCAATAGTTATTTGGAAGTCTTTCTACCTGTTTTCTTTTCATCAACCGGAGAAAGACTTTTGTTATCAGTTTCAGTCATAACTTTAGAATCTTCTACAGGCAATTCCTTAGAGTCACCGGCAGGAATATCCTTATTGTCTGTTATCACTGCTTCAAATTCAGCAATACGAGCTTTCATACTGTCACGTTCTGTTGTCAGTTCAGTAATGATCTTATCTTTCTCCGTAATAGATTCAGTAAACTCACCAATTTTCGCATCTTTCTCTGTGAGCATACATTCCAATGTCTTTCGAGCATCTTCCTCTGTTACCAAACCGCATTCGGAAATGGGAATGAGTTTAATCACTCCTCTACTAATCCGAATGCGTTGCTCTTTAAGCACATTGGTTACATCCTTGTCGTTACCTCTAAGTATGTAATCCATAATCTTACGCTTTAGTTATTGCAGCTTTCAACGCAGACAAATCTCCATAAGCGAAAGCCCATGGCATATAAATCGGGAAGATAACCTCTTCCTGTGCCATAAGCACAACCTCGTTACAGAGCTTGGATTCCACATCTTCAGCCCATTCAAGCGACAAAATGGTATAATCTACCAAATTTGCAGCCTGATTAAAGTCGCCAATAAGATACTTACCGGGAAGAATGCCGCCATATTCGATAATAGGACGACCAGCGATATACTTCACGCCATTAACCATTTTAATAATGCCGAGATTACGACCTGTCGTATCTTTTTCAGACTCCATACCATTGACGGTCATCGAATTGAGAACAATAGCGTTAGGGAAATACTGGGCATATGTCATTGCAGCAAAACCTGTTTTAACAACATCCTCGGAGTTAGGTTCCTCGATATTCTTGAAACCAGATTCATGAACACTGAATGTCATCTTATCGGTTGCAGTTTCAGCACCCGTGAAAGCAACGCCAGTAATGAGAATACGGCCATCTTCCATTTTTACAATAGCGTGCGTTTTGTTCAGTTCTGTGAGAACCACAGCATTTGCAAAAGTGATACTCATTCCGTCAAGAATCAAATCCTGAGGTTCAGTAAACTCAACGATTACATCTTTGTCATCATTGTAGCCTGAAATTGATTTCACACTACCGGCAGCACCAGTAAGGATGGCTGTACTAATAATCTTCTCTACAGAAGTTACTCCTGGATTATTTACAATACCCAACAAGTTTTCACCGTTACCGTCACCAAACAGGATGTTCCAATCTTCAGCCATCCAAACAGCTTCAGGAAGCATGTTCAAGATATAAGAGCGAATGTACACTCTTGACTTCAACATACGTTTTGAAATACGGATATGGGTACCAAGACGCTTTGTACCGGTTTGTACTTCTTTAACCTTGATACTTGATTCCGGTAAACGACCGTTTTCCGTCACAAAACGGGCATTACGATTAAAAGCATATACTTGTGCGTAGGCAAGTTGAGGATAAGCAGGATCGCCACTCAATGTCGTCAAGACATCGCGCATATGAATCTTTTTATTTGCGACCTGTGAAACTACCCGTTTCTGCTGTTGGGTAATCAACAAGTCACCGCTATAGTTGTCTGTCATGGAAACGACATCTTTCAAAGAGAAGCCGTCAAACTCTCCTGATTTACGGGTCTTGCCTTCAGCAAAGTCCTTGAATTTCTCTGAATCAAGCATTTCAGCCAACTTTTCATCAAACTTGTTGATAGTAGTCATTGACAAGCCCTTCTGCTTCATCTTTTCAATACTTTCACCAAGACTCTTCACCTGCTCAACAAGTGTTTCATTATCTTTAACCAGTTGAGTGAACTTCTCACCGTCGTAGGCTTTCAACAATTTATTGATTTCTCCGAACTTTTCAGTCACTTCATCCGGTGTTGCAATACCTTCCAGTGACTTGTTGACTACTTCACACATCATACCAGCAATGTTTTCCATGAAAGCTTTCTGTTCTGCTGGCAAACCATCTGTTTTCAGATTAAAATCTGATACTACAAATTTTTTAATAGGCATAAAATTCAAATTTTAAGTTATTTATTCTCGAAACAACTATTCAAACTTTTGAAATCGAATAAAGTGCCATTATCAGCGGCTTTAGTCTTTACTTCTTCTTTACTATTTTCCGGATCGTTCTTTTCCTGAGTGTCGCCTGACGGCTCAGCCTTTCCGGTAGTGTCATCTGAAGTATTTTGTAGAATAGTATTCGAACGATATACTTTTCCCCAACAGTGGGTACATCTTACATAATTCATAAGATCCTGCAAACTCTTTTGAGTGAATTCTTTCTCCTCTGACTTTACAGAATCAATAAGAGAAACTACTTGAGTTCTAATCTCTGGAGTGAGCTTCTCCATTTCTTCTCTTACGATGTCCTGCGTTATCCATCTCTGATAATCGGCAGCGTAATCTAATACCTGTTGCGCAAAGGTATGCTCCGTTTCTGCATCATAATCAAATTGATAACCGCAATGAGGACATGAGACAACGGTGCCACCGTTGAGGCTCTTTAGCAATAAACTTAATTCCATATCGTAACCTTTTAAACGTTCATCACTATATCCATGCTGCAAGAACGCTTTTCGAACGAAATCAACAGCTTCCTTTACTTGGTCGGCAGTAGCAGATTTGATATTCACAAGGAATGTTTGAGGATTGCTTCCCCAACTTGTCAATGTAGAATATTCCATCATACGCCATTCAAGCACTTTACAAGGATCAGTCAAATCCCTTTTGATAGCTTTTACTCCGATAGAGTGTTCAAGAGTTCTTCCATTCTCTGCAAACAACTTATAATCAGCTAACGTGTCACGGCCAATCTGTTTTTCAAGATTCAACTGGCCAACCATAATTAAATTGCCCTCTGTTTCCTTACCACTCAATGGAACCCCCAACAATTGATCCGGACGGTGATTCAAGAACCAACGCATACGACCAATATTTTCCTTTAAAGTCTTGTTGAATGATCCGGGCATGGATACGTCTTTCTGTGAGTCCTTCACACCGATACCGTTCACCGCGACGGTAACGATACCCTTCTCATCAACATCATTTGCCTTTGTCTTGTACTGAAGGCTTTTGATTTTCTCTTCCATTTTCAACTTCACTTTTTGTGTTAAGACTAAATATTTGTTTAACTATCTCTCGTTCCTGGTCCGACATTTCAAATAATGTTTTATCGAACATAGGTTCTTCAAATTTACTTTCACCGATTTGTGCACGCCAATCATTGTAGGTTATTAAGCCGCTAAGAAACTGGTCTTTGCACCTGGCATTCACATTGTTTTTAACTTCCTCGGCCTCTTTTAATCCTTCTTGCAGGCAATCTACGTCGGAGAAATCACAGTCCAAATAATATCCGCTTGATTCAAGTCCCAAAAATTGGGTAAACTCACTACAAAACTGTTTGGCTAATGGAATGATAACAGAGGAATAGGCACTCTTCTCTGCCGTAGATTGATTGCTAAAAGTAGACTGGTCTTTGCGAGGAACCAATACAGCAGGAATACCATATGCACCTGCAATACTAATTGCATCAGCAAGTGTTTCCTCAAAAGGTTGAAGTTCTGCAATAGTAAGATTCGTACGTACAAAGCTTAATGGAATATCAGACAGTCCGTATGGTAATTGATTCTTGCCTACACCATATTTACCATAATGCTGTTCCAATATTTCTTTCTTCTCATCAGATGTCATAGCAATAGGACCGGATTCATCTTGCTTCATATTGATTAGAAATCCTAATCCACCCCGTTTTACATAAATCACATTACGAGCTTCATACACAGCTATAAGGTTTGATATCGGCTTCATTTGCGAAAAAAGACGACTTCGCGATTTCATAAATCCACTTCCTGAATAATAGTTCACATGCCCATCCCTATCATGCCATATTTGATATGCGGGAATGTTCACTGTGCTTAATATACCATAGCCTAAGCGGTAGCCGTCGATTATTTCATCCTGATCGGCTATGCCAAACAACGGAATACTACTACCTAAAACAGGAAGCACTTCTACACAATCAGCAGGAAGCTCCCAATAATTTGAGCAATAACGCCATTTTTCTACATTCGAAAAGCTATCAGACATTGCAGCACGTGTAAAGCTGTTACCAAGACATAGTTTGTACACGAAATGCTGATAAACATTCTGTCTCCATGTCATCAGGCAATTAGGTCTAAGAAGTATCTGATTTAAATTCTTATTATTCCAAACAATACTATCATCTTTCACTTTCTTGAACTGGAAGTTGGCATTGGCAATACGGGATGCAATATAATCTATCGGAAAAAAAACTTCCGGAACAGATTCAAAAAGAGATAGTAAGTTCCGAGAACAAACAAACGGAGAAGAAAATAAATCTTCAACAGTTATTTTGATCCCTTCAGGAAGTTTCTTTTCCTCGCCCGTATCACTAATAACTTCTACATTAGTCTCCTGTACAGGCTCTTCTTCTGACTTAGATTTTTTACGAAACCAGCTCATTCATTTTTTATTTGAAACAAATGTAGGAATATGAATAATCGGTTTCTCAAAGCACTTAAATCTTGAAAAATGAGAAACACGAAAAGCCAGCCTTAACAAACTATATAACAACCAATTAAACTACTGATAATTCGGGAAACGATTTTATTATATGATATGCAAGACCACTTAAAATAATGCTTGCACTCTTATTCTCGCTGTTTATGTTATAGTCCATCAGGTTAGTAATGAAATCATGGTAATCTTGAGATTCCTCTAACATCTTTGATGATAGCAAAAAGTTATTTCTTATAAAATCAGAGGTAGCAGCTATTCGCTTATCCACATCGGAGAACTCTTTCTTTACTCTTACTTCTGTGTCTTTCACAAGTTCTCTCAACTCACGTACAGTCTGATAATAGGCAGATGAACATTCAAAGAGACACGTATTGGCCTTGTGCTCTAAACATGCAGTCTTAATTTCCTCTATGGAAGATGTCTCTCTAAACAAGGCATCAGTTAAATGCCACTTATCACCACATCGAAATGCCTGAACGAGAACAAATGTACCATCCACATTCGGCATGACATATACAAGCCGCTGCGAGTAAACATTTCGTGCTTCTGTATTGAAGAATCCAAGCATGCCTTTACCTCCATATAAGTTTCTCTTTCTCCGGTTACTAAATTCAGTATACTGGTCATAGCATAAGTCAAACATGATATACCTAAAACAATCTGATAAATGACCATGTTCCTCATAAGTTTGCATAGTTGTTTTATTCTTCACCTTCGCTTTAAGAATAGCACCGTTGGCATCCTTCTGCACACTCATATAATCTTCAAGAGATACAGAGCAACTTTCATCAATATAGATTTCGATACCAGGAATAATACAATCAAAGATAGCATTAATAAATTCGCCGGTCATGGCAACACTCGGATTCTTGTTACCTACCTTATCCTCAATCTCGAATCCTTCTTTCTGCAAAGTGGATATAAACAAATCCATCCATGAACGCTTTTCGTCATCAAAACTATTAGCAGCTTTCGTGGAAGCGTCGCCATGGACATAAAGTTTTTCACTGTATTGAATAGATTTCAAATACTTAGCAACAAGTTTAGAAGCTTTCTTGACCGTATTGTTCGGGCTTTCAGCACACGTCTCATGGAATTGCCAAATTTTGGTACCGATAGTGAAATCAACTTGCCAATAGGATATACTGATATATGGAAGAACGTTATTATCAACAGAAATATGAATAGGTAGGCCTGGTATATATTTATGTTCACCAGAATGCTTGCCACGGTTAAAGGAGCCGAAGAACTCGCTACCGGTACGAATGACACCCCACTCTCCTAACGCATACACATTGTAATAGTCCGGATCATTGATACGGTCTTTTTCAAAATCGGCAACACATTGCTCATCATAGTAACCGTATGTTCCGTCAGGAGAACCAACTACCCAGAAGTTGTTTAAATACGTAGACTGAATCAAAACTGTATCACTTGGATGCTCTACGATCTTTTTTGTCCGGACATTCATTATCTGTTTTGGCTCATTCATCCGGAGCGATTTCACCTCTGTTAGCTCACTGGGTATCTTCTTCCCTCCCAGTATAACTTCCATAGTAACATCATGGAACTTATCCTTATCAAAGATTTCCTTTTTAATCCAGTGTGTAATCTTGATCGGATTGAACGAACAGATAATTTGCTGGCCATGCTTACCACGCAAACGTTTTCTGATCTGTTTAAAATCCCCATGTTCAAAATCAGAGAACTCTTCCAGGAACACACGTTTATAATTTTCCAAACCTTTGATCTTCTCTGAGTCATCTAATCCGGAGAAGGTTATCTTAGCACCATTGAGCAAACAGATAATACGTCTTTCTTTGAAATCAAATAAATCGTAGACATTCAAGGTTTTTGCAGCTTCCTTGAAGGCTTCATAAATAGAGTCTTTTAGAGCAGAACCTACCTTACGAAACACCTTGGTGTTTTCCCCATCCTGCAATGTCATAATCAGTATGGACTGGGCAACACTAAATGATTTAGCGGATGATGAACCACCATATAAGATGATGAAACGTAATGTAGCATCCTGTAGATACTTCAACAGGTAAAACGCATTTGGATTTAATTTCTTATGGTTTATAATCATCTTCTGACACTTTGCTTTTACCCACAGTCGGGACAATAATCATTTTTGCTTATTTTTCCTATCTTTTTGTAATAGTAGAAATATTCTATCTAAATGCTACTTATCTTCATCATCAAATCCGATGCGTAACTCACCGATCTTCTTTCCATCACCACCGTTCAAGGTGACGTTTTTGTCCGCCTCCCATCCATTCCAGGCCCCTAATAACCGGGCCGCTTCTGTTTTACCATGATATTCATAGATGACTTCTCCCCTTTTATTTTGTACCTTCTTCAATGCATTCCGGGCACGCTTCGGAAGTTGAGACGGGCTTCTCATCTTTATTTTTCCGGTTACAGGATCAATATAATGCAAATCATCAGTATCAGCCTGAACAATATCCATAAGCACTTTCTCGACAGCCAATCGTTTTATCTCAGAGTCCTTCGCTCTCTGGCTCTTTATCTCTTCTATCCTTAGACTAACCTTAGAGTTTTTAAGAAGTCTACAAGCGGTAACCCAAATGGACTCAGCTTTCATCTTCGAGGCATCATAAGCCATACGATAGGCTTCGCTTGCATTTCCTTCCGTATCTACATAGTACTTACAGAAATTCTCTTGTTTGAATGTTAATGATTTCTCTTCACTCATATACTTTTATTATAAAATCCTACATGGAGAAACGATGATTGTAACTCGACATGCAGGAATAAATCAGAATGGTTGTATATCCACAGGATTCTTATTTCTCCGCCTCAGCATTTTTTTGAGAATTGTCCTTTCTCCACATGGCAAATATTTTCTTTACACCGTCTTCTACAGAGGTATAGGACAAAGGTACTAAATAGACATTCCGGTTTACAGATTGCTTGAAATTGTCAAAATTACGTTTTTCGTTAATCATCTAAATTTCAAGTGGTTTATGGTACCTAACCAGATTTGCAAAATACATAGTCGTCGCCGGTTGGATATTTGCAATGTTTATCAATGGTCGGTTACAACCTACAGCGAAGATAAGTCCCTCGATAATATCATCTAAGTAAAGCACCGGATATTCTGACTACAATTGTATAAAGAAGCCTTTTCCTCATTAAGTAGAAACCAGAGAAGAGTTCTTTCGCGGGGATCGGGTCCATATACATTATACAATCACCATTTGGTTACAATCTTACAATAGATTGAGCATACTGTTATTTAAAAATTGACTAATACCGTATAAATTTGTAGCATTCTTTAGATTTATAA